ACGGCCACAGGTAGATCAACCCCAGCCCCGCGTTGAACACGGGGTTGTAGTACGCCGCTTGCGGATACACCGAGGTCAAGCCCTTTTGGGCAATCCCGGCCCACGCATCTTCCGTCAGGGCCGTGCCAAGGTTGTATTCAATGGTCGGACTGACACTGGTGTCCTGGAACCCAATGTTCGTAATGCCCATCGGGCCGGTCGGACGCGCACAATTGATGGTGCCACCCGCACCAATCGTGTAGTTGGTGGCCCCGGTAATCGTCCAGACCGTCCGCGCTTGTCCATAGATGGTCAACCCTTCGGTCGCCATGCTATTGATCCAGTCGTTCAGTCGCGCCAGCGCATACGCCGCATCATTGGCCGATGCCACCTCACCGACTTGCAGGATTCGCAAATCCTGCATCGCTGCCGTAATCAGTTCGCTAACGGTCATCAGCCGTTACACCTGATACAGGGCGTTCATCAACGTGGCGGTCGTCGTTGTGCTGTTGACGCGGATGCACTTGAGCGGCAAGGTCGTGCCAGCCGCCACGGTAAACTGCGCGTTCGACCCGTCTTCAAACACCGCCACTACGATGCCCGCCCCGCCCACAAAGAGGGCGTCCGCAGGAATGGCTTTGGTCGCCGCATTTGCCGCATACGTGCTGCCGTCAAAATTAACCGTGTTGCTCACGGTCACTACCACAGCGCGGTTGTAGGTATTGCTCAGTTGCGCCATTTAAACGACCTTTCGCGGACGACCAGCCTTGCGCTTCACTGGTACCGCCGGCACCTGTTCATGCGTAGCGTCATCCGCTTGTGTGGCTTCTGCACGGGCCAGTTCGCTCATGCCCTGATCGGCATAGTGCCGCTGTGCCGTCACTTCGGCAATACTTCGCATCTCGCGCTCGTACTGTGCCATCGCGAGGTCTGGGTCGAGCGCCCAGCCCGCTCGCACGGCGTTGTCGCGCTCGTACTCGTTCTGGACAATCAACTGACAGGACCGCGAAAACGCTTCACCCACCGCATCGCCCACAGCGGCCAGCGGGTCGCCACACATGACTTTGCCGTTGTCACGGGCAAATGCCTTGTAAAGCATGGCTGGGAACGGTTCAAAGCCGTTGGCGTTCTTGCCGCCGTGTTGCTTCTGGGTGTTCCACTGCTGCATTTCGCGGGAGTACTCGCTGTCAGGATTGTGAATGATTGCCATATGCCCTCAAGAGGAAAGAGGGGAGCCGCAGACTGCGGCCCCCCTCGCGGAGTGTTACGCCCAGGTGGGCGAACCAGCCAATGCCGTGGCACTGGTCGGGCCGACGCTGACCCAGAAGCCGTTGCAGGCCACTAGCAGCGACGACATCGACAGCGAAGCCGAGAACGTGCCCACGTCAAAGGTCGCCCCGCCGTTGCCCAGACCAGCCGTGTAGGTGACGGTATGCGCGGCCTTGCCGTTCGCCACGATGTGCAGATAACAGCCATCCTGGTCCAAGGTCGGATTGGCAATCGTCATCGCCAGCGCAGACGTGCCGTTAATAATCGCCACCGTCCACTGCGACAGACCAAACGCAATTGCGCCCGCCGCGCTATACGAAGTGGTCGTGACCGACATCTGACCGGCATACAGCGTTGCTTCGTTGACCGACGCGGGGGCCACGGCCAGATCCGACGCCAGCGCCGTCATGACGCTCGCGCCACTCTGGTGCGCCGCCGTGACCGAGCCTTCCTGTCCGCGCGTGACGCCCACGGTCGTGCCGCTGACGTACGCCTGGTTAATCTTCAGGTACTCGCCGTCAATCTTGATGATGCGGTTTGCCGCCAGCGACGTGGCCGAGGCGACCACAATGACGTTGTCCGTGATGGCGACCGCAGCCGCCAGCGTCGTGTTAACCAAAGCCATAACTTACCCCCACACCCGCGCTGCGAGGCGCGCCTGAATCGTTGCCGCACCAATGAGAATGTCGAGACGGCTCGGGTTCTGGTCCGTGCCAATCTGGTACTGCTCGACCATGCGGATCGAGAAGCCAAGCGCCTTGCTCCGCACCGTGGTCGATTCTGCGCCCGCACCGGGCTTCATCAGGTCGGCCATGACGAACGCAAAAGCGTCCGGGTGATACACAAACGACTGGGGCGACAGGGTGGTCGCCAGCGTCCCGCCAGCGGGCGACGTGGCCCCCAGCACGGTGATGACCGCGTTGTCAGCAGGCGAGGCATCGACGGTCTGCAACTGACCAGAAGTCACAATCGACGGGCTGATCGGCAGGGTTGCCATATTGACGCCCGACGACGACGTATCCGCCGTGACCACAAACTGCTGGAGACGACCGGTGGACGAGTAGGACAGCGGGTTGACCGAGTTGACGCCCGCAATGGTGAAGATGTCACCCTTCTTGAGCGTGGCCGCGCTTGACGCCCAGCCATCCGTACTCAGCACACTGCCGGTCTGGCTTGCGCCATTCACCAGCGGGGTCGAGGCAGTGAACGTGCCGGTGGTGTGCGTCGGACGCACCGGGTCTTGCAGCCACTTATCCACGCCAAGCTGCCGACGCCCAAACATGCCTTCTTCGTAGTTCTCCGAGATGATGGCCGTGGGGTTGAACAGGCTGCTGGTGGTGTTGGCCAGCGTGGACATCGCGAGCGGGTCCAGCACGGCGACACGGCCCTTCAGCGGAGCCGAGAGGTCGGTCAGTTTCACGCCCGCCTGAAGGTAGGTCAGGGTCGCGCTCGGCGTAGTGCCGGGCGTACCCACGGCGCTGTAGATGTCGCGATACACCGCGTTGAACGCCAGCACTTCAGCCGCGTTTGCCAGCGCTTCGGACCCCGGCTCGACATACCGTGCGCGGATGTTGTCGAGTTCGGTCGTGGCCTGCTGGCTGGAATAGCCAAACGCCACGTTCTTCTGGTTGGTCAGCGAAATCGGCACCGTCTGGTCGTACAGGTTCTGGAGTTGCAATGCCTGTCCGTCCGTCACAGTGAACCGCTGGGGCAGACGCGCATTGACGGTATTGCCGACCTTCGCGCCAGCAATTTCGTACTGCGAGTCGTACGTGCGATTGACGTTCGCGAGGAACACCAGTTTGTTGATGAAACCTCGGGCGACTTCCTTAGTCGTCCACGAGGGGGTTGCGAGCGTATTAGCCATGAAGGGTAATCCTGTGCTACAGACGACCCGCTTGTCGGTCAGCGGCGTTCATGCGACGGAAATGTTCGTCCATCGACAAGTCGTCGGTGATTGCAAACGGGTCAGATACGGGGGGCGAAGTACCCAACGGCCTGATGGGCGCTTTCGCAGAACTGACGACACGAGCTGGGCCGCGAGGAGAAGAAGCAGCTTCGAGTCGGCCTTCAAGTTTCCCCATTTCCCGGTAGGTTTCTGCCGGGTGCAGCGTGGAGAGTCGCTGAGATTCGTCTGGATGCGCGGACAGCCATTGCAGCAACTCAATCCCCAGCGGCGAGTCCTTGACCAGATGTTGCATGGGCAGACTCATCGGCGTGTCAGGATTGAGTTCGGCGTCCAAATTCGGGTTCTTGTCACGCGCGGCGGTCAACCGGTCAGTCCATGCGGTATCCAGACTCGTCTGATACCGCTGGACGCGGGACTGCTCGTCGCGTTCCTGTCGCTGCGCCTGGCGTTCCTCATCTCGGACATCCGAGACAAAGGTCGCCATCGCCATCGAGTAATCCTCGTAGGCGTCGAACTGGTCCACAGTCGGCACACCTGGCATGGCTTTGAACCGTGCCCATTCGCTACCAGGCGCAGGCGCAGGTTCCGGCTCAGGCTCTGGCTGACGCGACAGTTCGGCAATACGGGCCTCTGCGGCCTCAGCACGACGTTCGGCAGCGCGTTGCTTACCAACAGCCGACGACACCGCTTCAGTCGCGCTTTCGCGACGGTTCTGGCGTTTCTCAACAGGCGCAGCCGGTTCCGTAGGCGCAGCGTCAGCGACGGGCGTGTCGTCCGTCTCAAACGCGGCACTAATCTGCTCGGCAGTCTCATGGTTGCTGTCGATGGTGATATCGCCATCCGTGACCTGTCCTGCGTCTGTCTGCATAAGCCTCTAAATAGGGTAACTGCCCAATCGTCGGAACGTGCCAGCATTGTATGTCAAATAGGTGATTATTTCTTGTTCCGCGCCTGAATGGCTTTCGATTTAGCCCGTGCGTCCTCTTTGCTCGATGCGCCCCATGCCCGTAGCGACAGCGCCAACCGCGTGGGGTCGCCGTCCGGTTCGGTCATTGGCCCCAACATGTTGCCCATCCGGGCCAGAAAACTGGACCGGCGTGGATTATCGCCAGACTTGACCGGGGCGCGAAGCGTCCCGCCCGTTTCGGCGTGATACGACGCGCGGCCCTTGGCATTCAGACCGCCTTCGGGGTTCTTGCCTTCTTTGCGTGTCCACGCGGCACTCATGGCGTCTCGCTTTTCAGCATGGTGTCTTTTTTGGGCACAGGATTATGTCCCAGCCACGCTCGCGCACAGCAAGTACACACAAACAATGCGCCGTCCTGCTCGGTATCTGCTGAATCGCAATACGGGCAGACACGCCCTGGCACAGGGTTACTCACCCGTGTCCACCATCAACATGGTGTCATCGGTCGGGGCCATGTCTTCGCCCATCTCGTGTGCCATCTCGCTGGCAGCCGCTTGCTGGTCTTGGATGTGCGTCTGTGCCAGTTGCTCCTGCGCGTGGTTGGCTTGCAGCGCGGCCATTTCTTGCTGGTGCCGCTGCGTCAGCGTCAGTTCTTCGCGAGACACTTGCGCGTGGAGCATGGCGGTGGCTTCATCCGCACGAATCTTCATCTCGGTAATCGCCAGTTGCGTCTCGTTCCGCATCCGTTCGATTTCCAGCTTGGCTTGCTGGTCGCCCTGCGCCGTCTGCGCTTGCATCTGGAGTTTCTGGCCGTCCATCTCCAGTAGCTTGGTCTTTTCGTCCAGCGCCTTGGTCAGTTGCTCGACCATCTGCCCGGCTTGCTGCAACTGTTGCTGCAACTGCTGCGGATCAGGGCCGTTATCCTTGGCTTGCAGCGGTGGCGGCAACATCTTCTTGACGCGCTCTGCGGCTTCCAGATGACCGGGGAAGTCGCGGAACTTGAGATAGATGTCGCCCAGAATCGGGAACAGGCTCGGGTTGGCTTGGAACAAATTGCCCATCTCGTCCGCGCCTTCTTCGTTGCGGCTCTTATACGACTTACCGATGCTGACCACCACGCCGTAGCGGCCCTTCTTTAGGTCGTAATGCAGCACCTTGCCCTGCGGACGCGGCGGAGGCGCAGGAGGCGCTCCGGGCATCCCCATCGGCGGGCCTTGCGGCGGCATCCCCATGCCCATCTGCGGGGCTGTTGGGGGCTGCGGCGACGGCATTGCGGCCATCGGGCGCTTGGTCTGCGGGTTCATGGTGAACGGCTGGTTCAGCATGACCGTCTTGGCGTTGTCTTCGCGGTCCAGAATACGCGCCACGCGACCGGGCCGGTCATAGATGAACGGAATCAGGTCTAGGACCACCTTGGCTTCATACGTCAGGCTGATTTCCGCGAGGTTGTCGAGGAAATGGCTGGACCCAGCCGTGTGCTGGTTCTGGAGCGCCAGCACGGCGCGGCCACTTTTAGCATTGGTCGCTTGCTGCCCCAGTGCTGACTCGTATGCGCCCGTGCCTTCATGGATAAACTCCCGCGCTTGCTGCAACAGCAACATGCTCGGACCCAACCGCGACGTATCGACCTGGGTGCGTTGCGGCGGGGGCGCAGGGGTCCCGTTCAGACTGACGTTGCGGTAGCGCAGATACGGGAAGTTGCGAACATTGGCGAGTTGCCACTCTTGCTCGTGGCCTTCTTCTTGGCCTTCGACCATCGTGTAGGGCGCTTTGGTTTCAAGGCTGGCCATTTCCACGGCACTGGACGCGCTGTAGTTCAGCAGACGCACGGCGTCCTTGTTCGGCTCAATCATGCCGACCCAGCGCCGTTCCGCTTCAAACGGAATCAGTTCGCGGCCCACCACCGGGATAATCGGGATGTAGCGCCCGTCCATCGCCTGCTTCGGTTCCAATTCCTCAATGGCGTTGATGGTGGACCAGTACAGAATGGGTTTCTTCTCGACCTTGGTGCGAGCGTCGGCCCCCGTTCTAGCGGTTCGACCCTCTGGAATGTCGTCGTCCATCGACTCTGACCCGTCGTCCAGCAGCACCTTGCGGCTCGTCTCATACTCCAGCCGGTAATACTCGGCCACACGCACCGCACGGGCGGCACCTTCGCTGCCTGACACCCAGTGTTGCGTGGTCGTGCCGATGGTAGACAGTTCTTCCTCGGTGTAACTCGCCATCTGGCTGTTGGGATACCGGCGCTTATAAGTCTCCCATGGCATGTCGTTGGTCAGGAACGCCCACTGCCCATCCGAGTAGTCCGGTTCCTGCGAGAACGGGTCCAGCACCACACTGCCCTGCTGGAGAATGCGTTTAATGAGAATGCGCTGGTCAAAGGCGTCGTCGCTGTCCGGGTCCGGCTCGGTAATGACGCGGTAATAGCCACGTCCGGCCTTGACGGAGCGT